GATGATCGAGTTGTTTATCGATAACTTCGTACCATAGTTTTTCGTACCATTCGACAACTCGAGTCGCTTGTAGCCTCGTCGCGGCATATTGTAATAAAAACGATCGGCTGTTACCTTCGCTCAAACTAGGGTACATTCTAATTGTATAATAATGATTTTTCATACTGCCTCCTCGATTGGTTCTAATCCGTAACCGCCTTGTACTTCAACATAATTAAAACGCTCGCGGGTTTTTTGGTTAGTAATTGTTATATCGCCTGTTTCCCACCATCTCAATATATTATTACTTGTTAAATCGGCTACGCTAAATCCTGTCTCCGTTAATGCAGTATGGGCTTTTTCGTAACCCCTTACTACATCGTATATTGTATCGGGGTACGGCTCAGGGACTCTACAAATCAGTTCATGTCCAGATAAATCTGGGGCATGTATCCATACTTCTAAAAACTCCATTATGCTGTCTCCTCCATCAATGTTTTAGCGCGTTTCCCTATACACGTGCCGTCACCCTGCTCGTGCATCATTCTTACTAAGGCATTTAATGTAAAAGCCATAGTCATTGCGCATATCCACGCGTTATCTTTACCCGCGTAAGCGGTCATATAGTCCATAACTTCATCGAGTGACTCTTTAGTATCGAAAAAATTATTTTCTTGTAAAACTACTGGTTCTTTATTATCGGACATATCTTTCTCCTTTCTTAGTTATCGCAGCAAAACTGTTACCGCGTATAGTTATTATATAAGCGGAACAAACGCGAATAAAGCAGTACCACGAGCCGTTAGCCACGTTCCTTAAACTCCTTATCTATCTCATCCATAATCGCTTTTATCGTCTTGTCAGAGAAGCTCGAGTTATCGCATTGTTTAACAAACTCGCCTTTAGGTGAGTAGACCACAACTCTAATTTTAATTTCAAAATCTTCCATTAGCTTTTCTCCTCTAACTCCACCCAATCTGTATAGATAATATCTTCATGAATGAATTTATAATCAAGATTTCTTTCTAAATCTTCTTCTGTAGCAGTATCTGTAACTACTAATTTAATCGTTACGTGCATTATTTTATCCATTATCTCTCTCCTGTACTTCCGAACCCGCCTTCGCCACGATCCGTAGAATGTTTAAACTCTGATACTATCGAAAAATATACAGACTCAACTGGCATAATAACTAATTGAGCAATACGGTCGCCGCTTTCTACTAGAAAGTTTTCGTCTCCATGGTTTTTAAGGTGTACTATTAACTCTCCTTGATAGTCAGAATCGATTAATCCTAATACGTTTGCGGGCATTATGCCTTTTATTCCTAAACCTGATCTAGGAACGATTAATCCGCAAAGCGTATGGTCTCCGATATATATTCGGTAACCCATAGAAAATGGTATAGTTTCTCCAGGATGTATCACAGTATGTTCTAAGGCTCGTAAATCCATTCCTGCAGATCCTACAGTCGCATATTGCGGGGGGTGAAGATCCTCGGCACGTTTATCGGTAAATATAATTTCTATTTTTGTCATTGTTGTTTAGCTCCGACTTCATGAAAACCTTCGTTAGCGTTAACGACTCCGATATATGTATGGTCAACATCTTCTTTTGAACATTCATTAGGGTAGTCAGTTACGTGTTCAACTATTTCCCAGTTTCGAATCCAATAGACACCGTTGTCACCTGGATCGCCGAAGTTGCCGTAACATCCGACACCGAGTGATAATGTACCGTTAATCGCATTGCCGATAACTTGCGTCAATCTAGCCATACAATAACTAGGGTCATCACCTCGTATACCGAAATCTTTTGCGGCTCGTAAAAAGCCCTCTACGGTATGTCGACTACCATGCCAATGAAGGTATATTGCTGGACATTGATCTTTCCATCTATGTTTTTCATCGAAAGCTATTACTGCTCTATTTCCCATCTTCATCTCCTAAATAATACATTGCAACAATAAGTGCTGCGATCACAAAAAATGGTGCAAGTACACCAATTAGTAACATAGTTTCTTCTGTCATGCTGTTATCTCCTTATTAGTTGGTGTATATATTTGACCTGTTTGTTTTACACTGAACGTATTACTTTTTTCATCGTGTTTTAATTCAAAAGTACTACCCGAAGTTTCTGAGTCGTAATATATAAGAGTCAGACCTTGTATAGCTTCAACAAAGCCGTCGTGAAATTTATCGTCTCCTCCTCGAATAATAGGCGAAATAGGCATCGAAACTGTGTCGTCTTGCCTGTAGTACGCATGGTCGACTTTACTCGCTAATTGCTCACCTGTTGCTGAAATATAGAATTTATTTATTTTATCAAATCCTTCCATTTATCTTCTCCCTTTTAGTGTTTCTTCTACGGCAAATTTAACCCAGTCAGACTCTCGCCTAGCTCGATCAATATCTGTACCATAGAGGTTATGTAAAAACTCGTTAACAAGCGCGTGTATCTCGTTTAGATGCGGGTTATGTGGGCGGTCGCTTTCCGCGATCAACTCACATATATGATCTGTACAAGCATTTTGTACTTCGTCAACTTCGTTAAATAATAATTTGCAAACTTTTTCGCCGACTAAGTCTGCAACAGTCTCGACAGGTCTACTCATGTTCTCGAATAACTACTGCTAGTTCTTCCTCCGTTCCAAACAACGTGAGTGTCATTTCTTCCTCACCATCCCAACCTTGGTGTTTAACTTTTATTTTTATGGTATAGGTGGGGTCGTTTTCGAGACCTTCCTTCCTAAATAGTTTTTCTGGTTTAGACGCTGTTATCGACGCAACGTCGTGTAAGCTTATATCTACTGCCATATCTTTCTCCTTTCTAGTTATTAATAATATAAATACTACTTTACTTTACAAAATAGCCGAAGTAAAGCACTCTACGAACGCTTTGATTCCATAAGGTTTTTCATAGCATTATAGATAGCACGACCACCTTTTGGATCTTGGAAGATTCTCTGATCCCTTTGTTCGTTACCTTCGTGGTCTGTTTTAATTTGTTGTACGGGCTTCGAATCATTCCAATCGACTCCCTGTTCTTTTAACATCTTACGTATTTGTTTTGCTTTTTTAGAATTCATTATCTGTCTCCTTATTCATATAATACAAAATAATCGTTACCCTTACACCTATCTTCATCAGGGTCGCAATAAGCCCAATTAAGATCATAATATGTTGCTATCTCCTCAATCCAATCTTGGTCGCAACCTGAAAAATCATTTAGGTATAGTTCCCATTTTTCTTTTGTTTCATATCCTTCTGATATGAAAAACTCTTTAAATTTTTCATAATCTATATTCCATACACTATACGGCTGATCAACAACCTCTATATCTTTAGGTATGTTGTGTCTCTCTAATGTTGTTTCAAATTCTTTATTCATTATTTCTTTCCTATATATTTAACTTGGTCACTAGGGATCACCTGATAGCCACCTTTATTATAAGCGACTGCGACAGTGTATTTTTTACTGACTTCTTGTTTATATGAATTATCTTCGTAAACCATAGGCTTACTAGTCATTAATGAAGGGTATTTTTCGCGGTGTGCTTTATCTTCGTCAGCTATCTCTTTATAACGGTCTCTGTTAGCAACATCCATCTTTCCGTGTATCTTTCTCATATCTTTCTCCTTTCTAAGTTATTACCTATATATTATATAGGTGCAAAAAAGCGAATAAAAGCAGTGCTGAGAGCGCGTAACTAAACCCAAGATAGGGGGCGACCTTTCCGCACTCTCAGCTTTGGTAACCATTGCTCCTGCTATACGAACAATGTTATTTGAAAGGTCTTATAGGAAATCAAATATAGCCTGCTAATTCCATTCCAGGTTCGTCATAAAATGCAGTAATCCCTACGTCTGGGTAGAGTTCCCGTAATTTATGAATAATAGGTTCTGGTGGCGACCACGCTGTATCAAAATAATAACGTAATACATCGCCTTCATCTTCTACAGTAACATCGGCACTGTTCCATTTAGTGCCCCAACAATTAATTGACCAATCGTACCAATTATCAGCACCGTGTTCAACAATTAAACGCTTTCGAGCAACTTTATCTTTCAGAACGTATTTACCCATTACTAATTCGTAATCTCCATCATCTGAACGTTCAGTATATTTAAGTGCTGAAGGCATCGGGACAATTTTATTAAAATCGAATAAAGATTCTTTAGTTTCGATGTGTGCTTTAATTTTAGCTAGTTCTTCTTCGTCGCCAAAAATCTCTACTCTGTTATGACACCAATTAGGCATTTTGACCTCCTCGTAACTGTAGTATTCTCATAGGAATAACTGTTGTCGCGTTACATTTATTACAACATCGACCTGTCGCTGCAGGCTCTGCATTGTTGCCATGAGGATCTCCTAATGGCAAGTTACATAAAACACATTTCAAGTTTTTCATATATTTCTCCTTTCTTATTAGTAAATAATAGCAAGTGATTAGTTCGGGTATGGTTCCTGCCTATCCCTAATTCCTCCCTCACCTACTTAATGTCCTCTTGCTTGTAATGAAACTCGCATTCACACGTCTGGTTTTTATAAAGGCTCATCCTCTAATCACTCTGGTTATTATGTAGTCACTAAGGTTTCCCTATAGGTTTAATAACGTAGTACTACTTTACTTTAGATTTAACCCAGAGTAAAGCAGCCTTAGGACGGCGGCGAGGAGCAGGATGCTCTACTAAACCGTTCGCTTCTTCTGGGCAACTCGTGCGCCATACTTTTTCTGCTTTTTTATAATTCATTGTATTGTCCCCTCTACTTCTTCAAATAAGGCACGTATGCCTTCATTACCTTCTAATAACATTTTATGTTTAAAGTCGGCTAATGTTCCTTCGACGTGTTCTAACATTTTCTTAGCAACGTCTTTTTCTAATTCTTCGTTTTCTACAAGATCTTCGATAAAATCTATATACATCTGCATTGACGTACATATAGCTATAAGTGAGACAAAACTGACTTGTAAGTCTATCGTTTTATCAGGTACTTCTCCGATGCTCGTAATAACTTTCTTTTCATCCATTTTTATTTATTAACTCCTCAATCTCATCATATATGAAATTAAATAAATCTGGGTCAGGTATATCTTTTAGATTTAATTGTTTTGTTAAATGACGCGCGATTGTTTCGACTCTAAGATTGATAACTGTGCCGTCATCTTTTGTTACTTGTATATTCATAATTCCCCTTAGTAAAAAATAAGTGCGCCATATACTGACGCACTTAGTTATTTGTTATACCTCAACGAAGTAGCCTTCATCAATCAGACGTTTCCTATAGAATCTAAAAATTCTAAGAGGGTCTTGTCTAGTTGACAAAAAGCCTTTCTTCACTGCTAGTTCTACACAATCTTGAGCTGTAAAACTAGAAGAGTCAAGCTCTTCTTTTTCTGCAGATTCAACTGTGTCAACTAAACCAACTATCTGAGGAGTAGTTTTATCTACGTTCTCAGGATATTTGCCCGTATACTTATATAGTTTACGAGAAGCACCTTTTCCAGTTACTGTAGGCTTAGGAACTAACGTTCCTATTTTGCTTTTAGTAGCTTTCACTGGTGCTTTTTTAGCTTTAGCAGAGATTTTCTTCACTGGTGTTTTCACACTGGCGGCTGATAGTGCTTGTGCCATATCTATTCTCCTTTCTTCTTTCTACACACACATCTTTCGATGCAACTTTTTTCTACCTTGTAGTAGAACATATTAAGTACTTTACTTCAGAATAACGTAAGAGTAAAGCACTAAACCGAACGCTTATCAAACTCAGGATCCTGCGTGATGTATTCACTTTTTGGACCATGTAAGAGCGAATTACCAACTTGTATAGCATCCCGCAGTTCTATACTCATATCTTCAAGTCGAATACATTCGACTGATTCTATCAACATAGAGTCGAGAGCTTCTCGTAAATCAATAATTTCACTATTTAATTGTCTAACAAGACTTTTTCGGTAGTTTGTCATTACTGGGTTCTCCATACACGAACACCTGATATTTCGTTTTCTAATCGTGTACGTAATATAAATTTACGTTCAGGATTTTGACGTTTACCAAAGGTTCTAGTAGCTTGAGATAACCTGTTTTTCAATCGATCACCATTATCTCCTGAGACTACAGTAACGAAAAACGAATCACCTATTTCCATATTACCGAACGGGTATTTGACATTAGATCGTCTATCTTGCGGTAGAGGGATTCCTATATCTATAGTTACTCCCGTTTCTTTATCAAAAATAGTGTCGTTAGGTAATCCTATTTCAATATTTTCCATTAATTTAACTCCTTATCTGTAGGAACAACGTGTAATATATTTCGTTCTTCCATATAGTTTTTCCAAAACATCAGGATTAGGGATGGATCATCCACCCCTACTAGTTCCTGACAACCTTGAGCGATCATCGTATCGGATATTACACGAGCCAGTTCGTCTTGTCCTGACTCGTATAATGCCGACCAGACCATACCCAATACATCCGCGTCCAGCGTGTACTTTTGAGGGTTATCTGCCATTAAGCCACCTTTGCGTATTTAACAGCTAGGTCTAGGGCTTTCGCTTTACGATTAGCACCTGCTCCGAACCATGCACTATGTAACGCATTACCTTCGGTCTGAGACTCACGTAAATGGTCTTCAACGTAGGTTACTGCATTTAATGCACCCCACCACGTACCTTTAGATGAGGCTAGGTTTGCACCTGGCTGACGCTCAAGAGCATCAACAACTAATCTAGGGTAACTATTAAATTGCTCAATAAGAGGGGCTTGTTCGCCAATCTTTTTACCTTGAGCCTTTAACTCGGCTTCTTTTCTGTAGGCAGCAATCATATCTGGTTGATACAGCTCTCCTACAAAATCTAGGAAGTTAGAGTGTTTAGCTTTCTTCTTAGATAACAGCGTTGCTGCTTCTCTAAACTCAGTCATGCGTTCAGCAGATAAACCTAAGGCTTCTTCTGCAGTTTTCATAACGTCGTCGCCGAACTCTTTAACATGGGGCATACGGAAAGAGGCTGTTCCACCATGCTGTAAAGCCATTGTAAGCGTATTATTACATACTACTCTAATGGGGGTAAGCTTGATAGTCATAGACCTTCCTACGATATGCGGTTGGTTTATAAGAAGATAACCTTTAATAAGGTCTTCGCCCGCTAACTCAAAGTCTTCGGATATTTTGGCTAAACCCCAAATTTCTCCGCCGTCTTTTAAGCTACCTGCAGTTTCCATAGTCATATGACCTGCCTCAGTAAAGCGTTTAAAGAACTTAAATACATCTTCATTTTGAATAGGGACGTAGTCTCTACCGCAATGGCTAAGTATTCGGTTATCAGAATCACGAACAATGTGGAAGGTACTCTCCGATTGGATAAGCCCTACATCTTCGCTCCATTCAGGCGCGTCTAGCGTATAACTAGGACGTTTACTAACAGTCCAGTTAAGCTTTGCCGCTTCCTGCATTTGCAATGGCGTTAGGTCATTTGTAACCTCGACACCCAAACCGTGCCAAGGCTTATCGCCTGTCCAAGCCATTGTTTCTACTTCATGTGCCATATATTTCTCCTTTCTAATTGTTGCACGTTAATGATCGTAGCTGTTACGCTACGCCTTATATTAAAGCCTAAACGCTTACGAGAGTAAAGCACTATAAAGAGCATCCCAGTCGTAAGGAATATTAAGAATTAAAAGACTGTCAGATTTATACCCACCTTTTACGAGTTCTTGAGCTCGTTCAATACCATCGACGTGAAAGAGTTTTATTTGATTGTTTTTGCGAGCGAGTACGAACACTTGACCACCATACATCGCACGTTTAGAAAGCCAAGCGACTTGCATAGGACGTAGAGTAAGTGAGTTACCTGAATGTATTTCTTTTAGTTCAATCCAGAACTCTTTGCCTTTAGCACAGCCGTTAACATCAGGTACACCTGCTCCTGTCATCCCTGTTTCGATACGTTGCCAATGTACCTTTTTTATATTGTCTCTAAGTAGAGCCCACAGATTTTTTTCTTTTGACATTATCTAATATTTCTGAAGTTAATCTACCGCTCTTTGTTTTCATAGGAGTGATCGTAGTAAATCCTGGAGTTTGTAGTTCTGCTTCTGATGGTGCAGACTTTTTAAGTTTTTTACCTTGTTTTTGTTCATGATGTTCATTTAGTTGCCTTTCGAAACTATGGTATCGAATAGTCGGTAGTTCGGGAACTCCTACTTTCTTTCTATGATAGTTTCTTAGAAGTTTTGCTTCCCAATAATTTCTACCACTGTATTTAGCGTTATGTCTTTTTTCATACCTAGCTTTTTGATACGAATATTCACTACGCAAAATCATATGTAAATCATCTGAGTCTTCTTGAATTTCACTGGTATATCCAAAATTAGCATCTACAGCACAATCTGAGTAGAGTTCTGCTTGACGAAGTATTTCAGGATCTACGTAATATTCTCCGTAGCTGTTTGGGACTTCTGTGAAACGATGTTCTGTAAGATTGGTTATACTGTAGGGATTTTTATTTTTATCGTATTGATTTTGTTGCTTACATTCTTTACTACAAAATAACTGAGTCTGTGTTTTTGTCACATACTCTGCCCCACAATACTCACATAACCTTTCTTCTTCGAACATTAGAACATATCCCATCCTGTATGTGGTGCAACTTTTTTATTATTGCCTATCACTTTAATTTTATTATTTTCCAACCATTCATTAAAAGCTAATCGAGTTTGTTCTTTATCTCTATAAGTAGAGTAGAGTTCAGACCATTTATCTCTAGCAAGTTTTACTCCGTAATAATAATCTCCGTTACCGAGTTTGCATCTAGTGATGATCTGCCACATACGTTGTTTAGTTACCTCGTACTCTTCTCCTAATTCAGATAGAGTAAGTGCTTCTTCTGATAACCATTTATCGTAAATAGACCTGTATCGTATTGAGTTTTCGTCAGCTTTTTGTTTTGAGATTCCTCTCATTAAATTTCCTCCGTTGATCCCCAGTTTGGACCGAGTTCAGTATCTACTACAAGGGGAACAGCAAGTTCGACACAGTTTTCCATTATTCTTGAAACTGTTGCTGCTTGTTCATTATCATGTATAGATATGTCCACCTCATCGTGAACTTGTACGTGGGGAACTATTCCTTCTTCCCACAGTCCGAGCATAGCTAATTTTGTCATATCAGCTGCCGAACCTTGAATCAGTCTATTAAGGGCTTTATATGTATAAGACCTTTTTAAAACGTCTCCGTATTTTTCTCTAGCTTCTTCCAATGGCAACGGTAAGCTTTTATCGTACTTATGTTCCCATAGGTCGAAGTGACACCTTCTTCCCGCAAGTGTTTTTATATATCCTCTATCCATAGCGACCCGAGCACATTGATCTTGTAATCCTTTAATAAACGGCACTTTTTCATGGTATTGAGCAAGTAGAACTTCTGCTTCTGAATCGTTTAATCCTAGTTCTTTTACAAGTTTAGCTTTACCCATTCCATAACTAAGTCCTAGATTAATATTTTTAGCCTGTTTACGGGGTATTTTAGCCATATCCGCCACTATCTGGTGGAAGTCCGCGTTCTTATCCCTATAGGCGGTTACGGCATCTTTAGCCCCTACCAAACCCATCTTATTAGCGTAATGTACGGTAAGTCTAGGTTCTTGTTGTGAGTAATCGAACACACCCCACTGACAACCTTCTTCTGGAATAAATAAAGAACGAATTAGATTACCTATCTCTGGATCACGGGCAGGCACTTGTTGTAGATTAGGGTTGCTGTAACTAAAACGACCGCTAACCGTACCACCTGAGTCGTTACGTAACGGATGTGCTTCTGCATGTATTCTTCCGTTAACCGCGTGTTCTGATATCATCTTTTCAATAAATGTAGTCCTAGCTTTGTTAAGTTTCCTAGCTTGTACTATCATCTTAGGTAGCTCGTGTTCGTGACCCTCAAGCCATTGCCTTTGGAAACTAGCCATACCTTTTTCTGTTCTAGGATAAGGTAGATTGTTTTTATCGAATACTTTTTGTAAAGAAGCATTAGCCCAGAGGTTTACATCTTCACCGTACTTTCTTTTAATTTCTACTAATAGTTTTTGTTCTTTGAGCGATAAGTCTTTACTTATATCTTCTGCTCTTTGTTCATCTACGCGGACACCTCTCCAACGCATCTCGATCAATAAAGGGATTAATTTACATTCTAAGTCGTAGATTGCTTCTAATCCTTGTTCTTGTAATTCTATTTTTAATTTTTCATACAGCTTTAATGTCAAAGCAGCATCTTGTTCTCCATATGGTCCGACATATTTAGAATTAAGTTTATACATTTCGGACTTAGGATTTATTCCCCATGCTAAGGCAGCATCTTGCAGCAACGATTCGTCCTTCTTTTCCCCACAATATAGATGTCCTAATGAATCAAGAGAGTAAGAGTATCGGTTCTCATCTACGATTGGAGCAGCAAACATAGTATCAAGGATTTTACCCTTTACGTCCACTCCTTCTCTTCTCAACCATCCAACATCATAAAGTGCGTTATGGAAGATTACTTCTCTCTTCGTAGAAGATAGAGTATTTTTCACCCACCGCAAAACAACTGCCTCATCAAGGTTGCCACCGCCTTCATGACGAATCGGAAAGTAACCTTTCCAATCTTTAGTGGCAACACCCACTCCTACCACATGACCACGATTCGAAGCCCATCCTGGACCTGAAGTTAATAAGTGTGGATCATATGTTTCTAAATCTATAGCTATACGTTCGTTATCTGCAAATTTAGGAAAGATTTCTGGTATAGACCAGTTACTTTCAGGAGCGAATATTGGAGATTGTTGCATTATTTCTTTTTCTTCCTAATGACTTTTACAGTCTTTTTCTTAGGCTTTGGTGATTTACCACCTTCCCAAGCTTCATTAACATCAGGTGTAGATTTATCGTCTGACTTATAAGTTCCTTTATTAGTCCGAGCCCTTTTAGGAACTTCTTTAACGATATCAGCTTCTTCGAACTTTTCGAGTTCTACCGTTGCTTCTTCCATCTTTTGAGAAATAATATCCTCTTTTTTATTATCTTGTGACAAGATTTCTTTAGCTTGTTCAAAAGGGCTTTTACCCTCTGAGTCAGCTACTATTGGTTTTGTTCTTCTGAACCAGTTGAACCATCCCATGACTCTTCCTCCGTGTCTTCGTTATTAATATCACCTGAGTTATCGAGAATAAACTCCTCGACAAGTATCAGATACCTACGCAAATCTCGTATATCATCGAGTAGACCAGCTTCGCCTTTATAGACTTCGCCTGCCTCAAATATATCCCACCCGTGCTTTTCAGCTTGGTGCTCGATCCTATCGAACTTACGTGCCAACATCATAAAAGCACCCACGCCACCGCGTCGTCTCCATGAATTCCCATAAGACTCTTCAGCTTTTTTAAGCGCTTGTAAGTCTAATTGCGCTATATCGCGCATACTTTCCCACTTATTATCCATTGTTTCCTCCTTCGTTATTAAGTGTCCAAGATAAATCTCTCTTTTTAATCCAATCAAAACAAGCTGTCATCCAGTCGTTTGGTAGAATTTTCATAACTTCTCGATATGCTTGTATGTAATCTTTGTTTTTATGTGCGTTAAACGTCCTTACCATGGGTAATGCTATATCTACAAAAGCAGCATTTTCCCACCCGTCTTGATATAAATCTATATCCTCAGGAGGCATATTAAAGAATCGATCTAACTCCCGATCAAAAGTTTTAGGGTTAGTTATAAAGTTGGTATATACGATCCCTTCTAGCGTATCGTAAGGGTTCTTTAAATTAGAATAAGTCCATGGGTCTATTTCTAAACCTTTTACCCTTTCCCATACTTCGTTATGGTATACGTGAAAACTATCACTAATTTGTCTATATGTTCCTATTTCGACTTCAAGATGTCCTGCGATATATTCTTGTAACATAGACATATGAACTGCGTTAGCACCGTAAGCTCCCCAAAGCATATCGTTAGAACGATTACAAACAGTCATATGTAGTTTTTTATCCCGTATCTTAAAATAGATATTCGTATTACATGGCACGTCTTTACTAGCTCGTGCAAGGTCTTTATTAGCATCCCACATCTGTAATACGCATCGTCTTTCGTCTTGGTTTTTACGTAACATATCAATAACCATAGTAATTTGGTCTTTATGAAAATAATCTCTCCATCGCCAACCGTAGGCTCCCCATAGAGTTTCTCCGTCGTCAGAAAAGTTCTCCATAGATTTAACATATCGAGTTAATGGCGCTAAATCTTTACGACCTGCCAACATCCATAAGCCCTCTATAAAATGAAAAAATGGATTAGCGTCTCGTATCTTAAGAAGCAATACTCTTTCCCATGGTTTTTCATATACTGTTGTTACAGGTTCTAATGCCTCGTAAGTTGTTCCGTTCCTGCTTTCTTGTTCACGAAAGTTACGAGGGTCTTGGAATAAATCTAATCCCAATAGTAGAGCGTCGTTTACGTTTCTTGCTCGAATTACTTTCATATCGTATCTTGGTATGCGCTTGTTATTTCGTTAATTAGGAAATGTAATTGTTCGTCTGTAAGTTGTGGTAGTTTCTTTTTTAAGAAACCTAAAGCCATTTCGTAGCTTGCAGGTACTTTTAAAAAGAAAGCCACCTCTAAAAACTGTGTGTAATATATATCTACTACATCCCCGTATTGTTCTAATAAATCTATAGCTATATCTTTATATCCGCTCATCTTTTCTCCTTTCTATATTTCTTCTACCAAAGGTAGATCTTCGTTATACTTATATACACTTCGTGTTCTTCCCTCTTCATTTAGAATTCTAGAGTATTTATCAAATTCACAAAGTCCTCCTTCTATCTCTCTCATTTCAAACTTATCTAAATCGATTAAGTTAGGGTTGAGTTTTTCACGAGATATTTCCCATAAGTTTCTCATTTCTTCGTTCCACGGGTGACTGCGTTTACAGAACCCAAGTTCTCTGCCCGCGAGCCTATTAAGTCCCCGCATGGCTCCTGGACCAGCATTAGCCCAAGTTAGTATATCTTCAGCATCTCGTAATAAATAAGTATGTCTTAAATCCGTTATGACCTCATAAGCCATGAATGGACCCATGTACGGATAATCTCTTAATATGTTCCAAGATTTTTCTAATGAATTAGTCGCGAGTATTTTTTCTACTAGCTTTTCTCTATCTCCCCACATATGGGATATACATTCAGCCACCCCTGTTACTTTATCCATGCGGTTAGGTGTCTTAACAATATAAGCACCTGTTACCCATTTATTTTGTTTTGTTATTTCTTCGATAGCTTTCTTTCTATCCCACTCTAGGTGTAGTTTATTCTTTACTAAAGTCCTTCCTGTTTCTATGTAATTAAACCAACGGAAGATTACCGTAGCCATTAATACCTCAGGGTCGTCTCGGTAAGGGTCTCGGATATGAGTTCTAAACCAACGTGTTGTTCTATCATCTTCTCGAAAGACTTGACAAAACTTAAACTTTTGTAAGATAGAATCATCCGTCCAAGGTGGTGGTTTTTGTTCTACTTCTTTATTTAAACGAATAGTTTCCCGTTCGTGTATCCAATAAAAGTAGGTATCGAGTCTTTCTCGTAGTTCGTGAATCACTTCTTAACGAGCCTCCACGCGCAGTTGTTTGCTATCTCTGGATAGAATACAGCTGCCGCCATTCTTAAAAACTGTTTACCGAAACGTTCTTGTAACATTAAAAGTTGTTCTATGCTCCACCCTCTAGCATTCATTTCAGTTACTTGAGACATAGCTTTCTTTAATTTAGGCATTTGCATAAACGTACCTGTTACTGCTTCTATACGGAAGTTTCTTTCTAGTTCTTCTTTTAATTCTTGAAAACCCCATTCGTAGACATGATCCTCGGGCAACTTATCGTTAGAGCCGTCATGGTTGGGTGTTGATATATAAGCGATAGCATCAGGTCTCATAACCCTTGCAGCTTCATCAAGCCATGGTGGAACAAATTCTCTACCCATGTGTTCTATAACTTCAGTAGACCAAAAGAAATCTATACTTTCGTCAGGTATATCTAATATCGGATTAGTTGTTAAATCTTGTATACGTATTTCGCCATTGAAATTCTTAAACCAAGTAGAATCTTTTAGTTCTCCACCGCCGTTAGACCAGAACCTATTATCTAGTTCACAGGCAGGATCAATATCGTATCCTTTATACGAACTAATAATATCAGACTTTTTTACGACGTACGCTTTATAAAGCACACGTAAAGACCAACACTCACCACAACCTATTTCTAAGGTATCTAATGGTCTGCCTAACAATTTAGCCTCTTCTATAGCAAGACTCGCAATTTTATCGAATCGACTCATATGAGCTAATTCATCAGGTCTCCAGTTTCCTAGGACTCCTGCAGAAGCTAAATCCATACGAGTATTTTTGCTATCGTTTTCATTAACTTTTAATTTTTTTCTTATAGATGACATATTTTCTCCTTTCTTTTAACAGATTTAATTATCCTTTACTTTTATGTGCAAAGTAAAGAAGTTTTTATATTTGGAAGCAGCGCGTTGTTGAGGGCTCAATAAGGTACAAGTTTTCTTTTGCCCTAGTAAGCCCAACATAAAACACTCTGTTTTCATCATCAGGATTTTGTTGGTATGTTTTATAAACCCTGTTTGTTATATCAGTTAACAAAACTACGTTGGTTGCCTCCCCACCTTTTGCAGCATGTATGGTCGATAACCTAATTCTAGGTTCTTTAGTAATTTTTTCTCCTCTACGTAACATCGCTCGAATGTAACTGATGTCTTTTGGGCTTAATCCTGTAAGCGCATCGTACCAATCACCTTCAGGTAGGTCAGGAAAGCGTTCTTTAAGACTAGTTAGCGTCATCATCGCGTCAATCTCTAAAACATCTAGGGAGTTAGCCCTACGAACGTTAACAAATTTTAACAGATTGACGCATTCTGAAAGGGGTAAACTATCCCCTAGCTGTAGTTTTTGCCAATTTAGTACGGCTCTGACTTTTGATTCAGAAATACTAGGTCTTCCCTTAACTTCAAAAAACCAACCTTCATTTCTACAGTATTCATCTATCTGTTCTAGTAAATAATTAGTCCGCGCAAGAACTAACCAATCACTTTTTTCCATATCGATCAATTCGATAGATGGCTCCCACCTAACTAAACCTGTTTCTTTTCTAGGCAACCATGATTTATGTATCCTGGATCTAACTTGACCAATACATCGGCTCGCTAATTCATGAACAGCTGACGGTATTCGATAAGACTGTTCTAGGATCGTAGCATTAGTTGCGTTTTTAATTAAATAATCTACATCGGCTCCTGCCCATTTATAGATTGCTTGATCATCATCGCCAGCAACATAAACTCTATCTGCATTTTTTATAATCTTACGAACCACTGACCACTGTAGGGGGGATAAGTCTTGTGCCTCATCTACAAAAACTGCCTCTAGTTTTGGTACGTCTCCTTTTTCTAAAAACAGTTTTAACATATCAGTATAATCAACTAACAACCTATCATCTTTAAATAACTGTAACCCTCGCGCGTAACGTTCTAATTCAAACCAACCTACTGCATCATCAACATCGTGCCATTGATCTTCTAAAGATACTTGACGCATACGGGATAGGTTTTCTATAAACGCTAGTCGATCGTCGTGGCTCATGCCAAACAAATGTCCTGAATCAGTATTTACTCCACCCGTTAATCTTAAATTAAGAACTTCGTTTAGTTCTCTTATATCTTTTAAATCCATAACGCTTTCTTTAGAAAGCCCTAGTTGTCTAAACGCTAATGAATGAAGTGTGCGAAAGAAAGGTAAATCTCTCTGCGATAAGTCAAACCTTTCCATCGCACGTTGTTTGCCCTCGTTTACAGCTTTTTTCGTAAACGTAAAAAAACCTATTCGAGTTGGGTCTGTTTGTTTTTCTAATTCGTCTTCTATAAGACCAAGTAATGTACTTGTCTTTCCTGTTCCAGGTGGTCCAAGAATTACTTGTGTGTGGTCAGGTAATGTCATTTTTATAATAAACCTCTACAAAAGCAGCACAGTTAGGACAAGATAAATTAGTAACCATGCTGTAATCTTCACTTTCTTCTTCAATCTCATGGTCTCCGCCCCAAATTAATTCTGTTTTACAATGCCAACAATTCATATTCCAGTCCTAAAAGTAAGGTTAATACGTTCGCCCACTCCTCGTAGTCTGGGTACGGCATGTGTTGTATTCATTTGAGAAGCTCCATCAAATATAATCACATCACCATGTCTTAACAAATAGGTGGTGTATTTTTTAATATTTGCTTCTGTAATATCTACCTCACTCGTATTACATGTAGTTTTTATATTTCTATCGTATTCTTTCCATGTAAATATTCTTGGTTCGCCAAACGATATAGAAATAACGAGGTCTTTTTGGGTAGGGACAGTATCTGAATGAGCTGGGACACCTATACGACCATTTTTATACATACCGCATAAACAAAAAGTAAACTCTACCTCACGGTCAACGACTCGTTTTACATATTCTTCTGCACCTTCTTTTATCCATTCTATATTTTTAGTCCATGGATCAGGTTCATATAACTTTCCAGCATATTCGAAAGACGAAGTGCCGAACGCTCTGGTAGGTCTTCCCATAACTTTTCTACCGTTAAACATTCTTTCGGACGGCGCGTCCCACTTCTCTATATAGGGGATATATTCTTTCATACCCTCTTTCATAAAATGCATCATATCGGATTCTCGTTAAACTCAGGTAAGTCATGAGACTCAGTTTGAGTAACAAATTCATTAATACACCATACGTTAACACCTCGACCTTTTATATTAAAGAAGTGCGGACTCCCTTCCATTTGTTTTAATTTAGATGTAAGTTTATTTCTAGGGTAATCTTTAAAGTTATTTCGATGTAAGTATTCCATAAGGTCTGCTAATCTAAAATAAGTTTTACCTATATCTGTCCATGGTTTATGAAGAAGTAACTCATCTTTTTCACGAGCAGGTCGTTCGGTACAAAAAGTTTCTAATAACTCTAAGAAGTGCCCTTCAGTAGATGATTCTTTAGGAACCTCTACAACGGTTAGGCTATCTAATAGCTGTTGTATAATCTGTCTCCAGACGTTATCTTTTACCTTCGGGGGTATCTTATTTAACGCATCCATACATTTACGTTGGAATCTGTTTTGATTTAAGAGATCGTCTGTTTCTAGTTCTAATCGTCCTCCTTCAACATCCAGGAACCAAATAGGTGGGTCACTGTCTTGTTTAGTTAAATTACTAAATAATGGAGTACCGCCGTTAGCCCCTATACCATGTTTTCTAGTTCTACATAGAGGACTATTACAATGACTTGCTATCGGTTGGTCGTTACACCTGTAAAAATAATCTTTCCTTTTTAATTGTTTAGTTATTGTTAATACTTCTTGCGCACCTAAAGGTGGTTGCATGTATTCTAAATTTACCTTTTCTAATCGTAACTCCCATTCATCGGGATACTTTTTACGAAGAAAGACACCTACATTAAACAACCCAGAGTTACGAGTTCCTTTAGGAAACCCTTGGACAACTAAGTGTTGTATACATGGTGGTGATTGATCTAGCCAATCTATTTTTTCTACTAATGGACTAGCCTCCAGTTTTTCTATTGCATCTTTTGTTAAGGTTATTTCCTTAACTCTTTCTATAAATTCTTCAGGACTTAATGCCTGACCTTCTTTACCATACGCATACCTAGTAGAGTTTTCTCCACCAAAGTAAGGCATGTTTAATGTGCTACCTCTGTCTCCCCTGTCTAATAACAACTGTGTTTGTTTAGGAAATATCTCTGCCTGACCATATCCAATGGACGCGGCTAACTGCCTAAGTTTTCTTTGTAATAGTGACGCGGGTACTGGTTCTTCTATAAACAAGTATATGTGTGCTCCACCGCTTTTACTTCGACAAAGGACTAAGGGTAACTTATGTTTGGCTAATTTTTTAGATAGCCCCTTGAGATCCAATTGATATTCATCGACATCAATCGCACCCCAAACACAAGCATTGTTCTCGTCAATAGGCACGAGCCCAATGCTTTGTTCACCCGATAGATGGTTTGTCCACAACTCCAGGACATCTTTTTCAGATAATTCCTTAGAGATAGTGACGTTTCTACCACCCTCTTTCCCGTCTTCCCGTGATTCATTCGTAGCGGTAAAGGTTCCATATGCTTGCCGTAATCCAGCGTAACGTGTAGCAAATTCCTCTGCTAACGACATATGTCTTCTCCTTTATTTTAGAAGGGAGCATTTTCCTCGGAGTCTGTAGGCACTTCTACTCTAGCTCCGTCTCTTTGCTGCTCTTCTTTTACTTCTACATCACCCGATCTTGCCGCATCCATAAACTCTTTAGCTATTCGTGCTGTCTCTACGTCGGTTGGACCCTCTTGGTTTACAGTATAACCGTTCCACGAACCCTTATCATTAGACTGAGATAAAGTACCTAAGTTGTATTGATAAGCGAACATTGGGGCAGATACTGACTGACCTTTGCTAGTTTGTACTCTAGCCATTCTTAACATAGTAAGCCATTTCCTAGAAGCGCCTAACTGTGTCGAGGTAAATGCCACAACTGCTTGTTGTGGTTGAGGCTCTAAAACCAACACAAAAAACTGTGCTGTTTCTACAATCTCGTTACCGTTATCGAGGAATAATCTACGAGACTCAAGATCTTTTTTACAAGATTTAAGTATCGAAGCACTGTGGTCAGTGTTTACTATACCACCGCCTTTTTCACGTGGAACCCACTCGATATATTTTTTAACATAAGCACACGGGACAACCGTAATACCTTTCTCACCGTCATAAACTTCATTAGTCACTGTGTTAACAAGCATTCCTGCTTCTGCGTCAACGTTATAACGTCCGTCTTGTTTATTAAGTTGTGGGGACATCTGTTGAAGAATCCTAATAAAGGGGATCGCAAAATCCTCAGTCGTAGTTTCTTCTAGTCCAGTGCCACCCGATAATAAATCATCGTCAAAAGTAGCGATTGCTGTTTGTTTCGCCTCAGCTAGGCTTGTTTTTTCTTCTGCCATAATATTAATCCTTCTTAATAATTGCTTTAGAACCTATATAGATTCCAAATGGTTCTGTTGGTATGTCCTTCCCTGATGTTAATTGCTCTTTTACAAAAGCTTTTAACGTACTGGGATGAACGCTCTGACGTACTTCAGGAGCAAGCCCTCTAGATTTCAAAGCTATAACTGTTTCTTCAACAATTCTATCTTCGTCTCTACCAAACTTTAACGAGACTTCATTTTTAATTAAGCCCGCGTGTCCGTTTTGGGTTAGCCATAGGTACGCAATGTCTTGATTAGCTTTAGATATATGAGCGTTATAAAACTCAGCAACAGTGATTTTCTCACCAGTACTTAGTACTATTTCCGTCAGCCCTGCAGTCTGCATTGCCTCAGGTAACTCTTGTTCTGAAGTTAATCTAAACTCTTCTTTTTTAGCTTTTACAGCTTCTTCTAAACTCGCTAGTTCTTGAGCTAGTTGAACCTGTTTATTTGCTAAAGCAGAAACTAATGAAAGTTCACCTTCGTTGATATCATTAAACGATTCTACGTTCTCTTCGCCAATGAGTTCTTCAAAAGTTGGGTTTTCTATATTCATAATTCTCCTTTCTGATGTAGGTCGATATGGACTGGGTAATAAACCCCTTCCTGTCTATCCCATTTAAGGATACTAAACCGACCTCGATTATAAAATGCAGCTATTGAGCACGCAACTCCAATAGCCGCTGGATCTCCAATTAATAATAAGTAGTCCTCATCTTTATAGTCGTGAAGTATTTTCTTCATACGTCTAACCGATGGACCCGCACTTAACATTATATTGGTTTGAGAAGGTAACAAAACTTCAAAATCGCCATACTGTCTAGCAGAGGCAATATTCCGTCCCGTAACTTCTTGTACAACATATACTGTCATTTTTCTCCTTTCTAATTTCTTAGGAATAAAGATACTCTTCAAAAACGGCAAAGTAAAGGGATATTACTTATAGGAGTTTTAAGAAATAAAAATTTTATTAAAAATAAATCACGAAAACTACTAATAAGTCTAATAATCTAATAGATTATGAGAAGAATATAGGATTTTAGAGGACTACAGTCTATTAGATTTCAAGTGAATTCTATTAGAAACAGGTAAATCTATTAGAAATATGAGAGGGCATAAGAGAATTATTCTGTTTGGACTATATTTTATTCTTTTTATATATACTATATCACATTAGAAATTAGAAAGTTTGTTATGAAATATAAGTTTAAAACGGAGCCTTACGAGCATCAACTCGAAGCATTAAAAAGATCCTGGAATAAGAAAGAGTTCGCTTATTTTATGGAAATGGGGACAGGTAAATCTAAAGTACTTGTTGATAATATAGCCCTACTGTACGACAGGGGAGCTATTAATGCCGCTGTTATAGTAGCCCCTAAGGGGGTATATAAGAACTGGTCTGAACGTGAAATACCCACACACATGCCTGAACATGTATTAAGAAGAATAGGTGTTTGGAATCCTGCTCCAAATAAAAAAGATAAACTACAACTTACAAAACTATTTGATATAACCGATGATTTAAAAATATTAGTTATTAACGTAGAAGCCTTTAGTACTAAGAAAGGAGTAGCGTTTGTAGAAAAGTTTTTATTAACTCATAACGCTATGATGGCAGTTGACGAATCAACTACTATTAAGAACCCGAAAGCACAACGGACAAAGAACCTTGTTAAGTTGGCATTACAAAGCAAATACAGACGCATACTAACGGGTTTTCCTGTTACCCAGTCACCACTAGACCTATTTAGTCAATCAGAGTTCTTATGTTCTGAATTACTTGGTTATTCTTCTTTTTATACCTTCCAAAATCATTATGCGAAAGTAATAAATAGAAGTATGGGGCAGCGAACGTTTAGACAAGTGGTCGGGTATCAAAACCTAGAAGAACTATCTGGAAAAGTAAACCAGTTTTCTTACAGAGTTCTGAAAAAAGATTGTTTAGATCTTCCTGATAAGGTTTATCAAAAAAGAGAAGTAGAACTTACTCCTGAACAAAAGAAAATCTATACACAAATAAAAGATTACGCAATAGCAGAACTTGAATCTAATGAAATAGTAAGTGTTAGTTCGGTACTTACACAGATATTACGACTACATCAAGTTACTTGTGGGTTTGTAAAACACGACGAAGGCGAAGAAATAGAAATTAAAAACAATCGACTCGAAGAATTATTAAAAGTATTAGAAGAAATACAAGGTAAAACAATTATATGGGCTAACTATCAATACGATATAAAACGTATTTTAAGAACGTTACATGATATTGTAGGAGTTGACGCAGTAGCTACGTACTATGGCGGAACACCAGAAGAAGACCGTCAAGGTATTATTGATAGATTCCAAGATCCCGACTCTAGTTTACAATATTTAATTAGTAATACACAAACAGGTGGTTATGGGATCACGCTACACCAAGCAAGTAATGTTGTTTATTATAGTAACAATTATGATTTAGAAAAACGTTTACAATCTGAAGACAGAGCGCACCGTATAGGTCAGGTAAATAAAGTAACTTATATTGATTTGATATCGAAAGATACCGTTGATGAAAAAATTGTAAAAGCTTTACGAAATAAGCTCAACCTAGCACAAGAGGTACTAGGTGATGATAAATGGAAAGATTGGATCGGCTAAGACCTGTAGTCGTTTAGTTGTTTTAGGGCTTCTTCTGGAGTCATTGCTCCACCACCTTTGTTATACATAACCCCGCCGTCTTTATACATACCAACAGATTTTTTATCGCCTTTACGCATTAAACCACCACCTTGTGCCGCCATTTGTGGTTGTTCGGCACTAGCCATTAACATGGCTTTTGCGTTATCTAATAATGCGATAGCACCCATAACATCCCCACCTGCTCTGCCGACCACGGCTTCTGCTAAAGCTCCTGCATCTTCGTCCATCATTTGAGCACTGTCCGCGGGCATCTGTCTGTCCATCTCTGAACCTAAACTTGCTTCATTACCCATAAGGGCTGTCATTGCATCCATTGCATCCATTGCTTCTGGTGGTGCCTGTGGCGCAGGTGCGTTAGGATCACCCATAGGTACATCTGCTCTTTGTCCCATCATCATTATTTCTTCTGTCGGTGTCATAGCCATATTTATCTCCTTGGTCTAAAAGACTGTGCGAATAGTTGTGTTAGTTTATCGTTTTGTTGCATCGGGGGCAACCCCCCTAATCCCATACGGTTGTTTAGGGATCCACCACGGTTCATTGCTAGAAAACCTAAATCAGTATTTATATTTTGTTCTTTTGGGTCTACGAGAGGTCGTGCTGTTGTAGGTGGTGTATATCTTCCAGGAACACTACCGAATTCTGCGGCAGACATCGGTCTTACATAATCAGGTTGTACTGTATCGGGAGCCCTATATACTGGATTTCGTAATGCTGAATTATATGCTTCTCTTTGTTGCATAATTAAATCAGATATCGCAGGATTTGTTCGTGTATATCCTGGATCAAAAACTGCTTCACTACCCGTAGTTTGTGAAGGATCCATTTGACCATAAACTGTTGGATTATAGACATTGCCATAAGGGAAAGGATAATACGGATTATTATATGGATTTTCTGGGTCTACAACAGGTTCTTCTGGGGGTGCAGAAGGCAGTGTAATAATATCATCATAACCACTTATATCTTCTGGCGGTGGCGGAGGAGGAGGAACAACAATAGGTTCTTCTATAATAGGGTCTATTATATTTGGTGGTATATATTCAGGAGGAATATAAGGCTCGTTTGAAATATATGGAGCTTCATTTTCTATTCCAATCAATCTTTCATCCTCGAATCCCATATAGTTAGGATTATAATATGGATCATCTTCTGCCATAACAGTTTCAGATTCAGGTTCTAATGAAACAGGGCGATTAGCTATTGCACTATTAGACACCCCTATTGGGGCTACTGGAGCTAATTGTTCAAAATTATTAGGATTAGGCACAAGTCTACTAGGTTCAGTTGATGTTTCGATTATTTGTTCTATTATTTCTTGGATCGGATCTCTAGGGGCAACGTCGATAGACCTTTCAAACCCATCACCCTCATACCCAGAAGCTATCCCTTCTCCCGCTTGTATTTCTTTCATGACTTGTTCTACAACAGGGGGTAATGACCCAAGACCAGCTTCATATTCTTTAATTTGTTCTACTTTTGTTTCAGCCGCGTCTTTTTCGTATTCGTTAGTCGCATTAGCTAATTCTTGTTCGGCAAGAAATGCTGCTATTTCGGGACCAAGTTGTGAAGCTATCCCTGCATTGATTTCTTCCATGTTAAGTTCAGGTAATGCAAACCCACCTATATTTATTCCGCCAAATCCTGGACCCATTAGTTCATCCCCCCTATTGATCGTTGTAATCTTTCTAATTCATCTCGCATATCTGAGCTAAGTACTTGTGTCCTCGACGGTCTTTGTTCTTTTTCTACTGTATCATAAAACTTAGCAGTACTTCCGATATCCGTGTAATGAACTATACCGTAATCAGCAAGTAATTTTGCGATATTTCCTGCTTTTTTAGTTCCCTTGATCCCGTCAACATATCTTTTAAATAATGCATCATCGGTCAATACTTTACTTAAAAATCTTATATTTCTATCTTTAACAAGGTTTTCTAACGCAGTTGCTCGTCTTCCAAACTGTGTCAAAGGGGGTATAAAAAATCTTCTTAAATATTCTGTTCCTGGGTCAGAAACTTGTTCTCTTATTTGTCTACGCATAGCGCTTGGACTTGTTAAATCTTGACTTGTCCTCATTCCTATGTCTCTCATAACTTCAAGATTTGTAAAAAAGTCATCTGGATTATCAATTAATCTACCAATCACACCTTTAAAACTTAAATCATCTCCAACTAGTTGTGCAGGAGCAAATCCATCATTCATGAATTGATTTAACATATTAACATCAAAGCTACCATCAACAGAGGAGCGCATAAGTATGTATTTTTTAGTTGCGTCGCTTATTTGTTTTTGTAATATTTCTTTTTCAGCTCCTGTTGCAGACTCAAGTAAGTCGTCGATAAAATTTAAATCGTCTACTAACTCACCACTGGCTTTTTTAGTTGAACCTGTTCCTAATATTTCAGTAACAATATTAAAGGGAGTGTCTTCTCCAAATTTTGTAGTTAACAATCTATTTTTTCTTTCTAATCGTTCTAAGGGCTCGGAAATATTTTTTGCAAAATCTTTTCGAGTTCTTAGTATTCCTTTAAATTCATCATCGGGAAATATAGCCCTTAAAGTTGATCTGTTTTCTTCTAAGAATTTTCTATAATTTTTACTTAGCTCGACAGGAGACAAATCAGGGTCATCAAAAAAGTTTCGTTTCATAAACTCAACTGTGTCGTTTCTAATTCTACTAATTTCTTGTTCGCTGTTTGTTGTTTTTAAAAAATCAATAACACTGTTAGCTTTAGTGTTTACTGTTTTTCCTTTTCCTCCTGCAAATAAATACCCAACAACTTCTTCAGGAGAGGTTCGTAATAAATCTTTTATAGCTTGATTGTTAGCTAATTCTGTTCCATATTTTTGTACGTTTAATGTTTCAATAACATAATTAGCTTGGTCTTTAGGGAGATTTTTTCTTATCGTACTAAACATGGTATTTTCAATAGATTCTTGTAAGTCTCGACTGAGTTGAAAAACTTTTTGATCAGCTACTTTTTTTCCTGGCTCTAGTGTGCTGGCAAAAGAATTTAACTGAATTCGAACATCGTTCAGTTCTCTTAATGTTAAATCACCATCTGTATACCTAGTAAGTCTTTCTAAAACCTGTGGTTCAAATAACTCTTTAAATGTTTTTTCTATTTCTTTACGACCAACATTTAACCCTTGTGTTTGTTTACCTGCGTTTTCAAAAGCTTTTATTTGCCCTCTAAAACCTCTCCCCGTAAATTTAAGATCTGCTAATTCAGGAAGATCGAATGCATCGTTTACATCTTTTGATAATTGATTTTTATAATTACGGGATATTTCATTTAAACGAGTTGTATATCTAGGGATCAGTTTAGAAGAAGCGTCTATGTCAACTACTTGGTCTAATAAATTTTTGCCCTGAGACGCTGATTTCATATTATCTATGTTTTGTTTGATGCCCGCCATAATAACAAGACCTTGGTCTTGTAAGTTTTCAGATTTTCTTCCGAATAAATTCGTAAGAGATTTAGCTACAGTGTTTCCTGTGGTGTCGTTATTTAAATTTTCAAAAACTTTTCCAAATAAATCTTGAATTAATTCTTCGTTCCCATCGAGCATATCTTTATATAATTTACCGTATTCTGGGTTGTTTATATTACTCATTAATATTTCTTCTAAATCAGCGATATATGAATCTTTTGACGCTTGAGCTAAAGTTGGTTTAAATTTTAATCCTTCAACCATGTCTACAGAAAGTTTTTCTAATGCTTCGTCTATTTCAAGAAGACTGACAGGTTCTTCTCCCCCTATTGCCCTAACTTTTCCACCTTGAGCACTTGTTTGTTTGGCACTTATTGCTTCTTCTATTCTTTTTAAATCTGTAGCAGATAAATCTTTTCCAAACAATCCTCTATATACTTTAGGAAAGCCACTTGTAAACGCAGAGATTGCCGTATTGCCTGCAAAAGCGAGCATAGCTGTATACCCTGATTCTTCTAACATCTCTACCACATCTCTGTTATGAACCCCTGTAAAAGATCCCGAAGCTAATTGTAAAAATCTAGTAGTAGCCACACCACCTGATAATAAAATATTGCCTGCTGTGCCTTCTAATGCTTTTCTTGCAAAGTTTTTCCCTGTAGGAACGTCTTTTAAAAATTCATCAAAATATTTTAAACCTTTTCCACCTATTAATATTTCCGCTCCTATTAAAGGAGCTTCTTGTACAAACAACTCCACAGCATCTGTTCCTGTAAATAATGGGGAATCGTATAAAGCAGGTTCTTTCCCCTCTTCAACGTAAACAGTGCCAAGATCAGGATTTTTAGGATTTAAATATGCAAACTTTCCAGGAAGAAGTTCAGCAAATTTTCCTCTAATATCTGGATTATCTGTACGCTGCATTAAATCAGTTCCTAAATATTGTTTAGCGTAATTTAAATCGTCAGGAGTTGGCACATAGGGACCACGTGCCGCCATTATTCTTCTAAACTCATTAATTCCTTCTATATCTATTTCTTTACGAGGATCAAATCCACGGGCAGCGATCTGCATTGCTGTGTCATAGCCCATCGGTTTCATAGGAGCTTCAGGTTCTAAAAAACTTTCAGGAAGATTACCCCTTAAATAAGCAGTTTCTCTACTACGTCTGTCTGCCTCTCTGTCGTATCGTTGAGCTCTAGCAGTATACTCAGGAAAAATATCTGCTTCTGTTAAAGTTGAGGGAGGTCTGTCATAAAAACTGATTAAGGAAGGTGCTGCTTGATTATATTCATCTATTTTTTGTTTTACTTTATCGGGACCTTCTAAAACAGAAAGATAGGTCTGTAGAACGGGGCTTTCAGCGATAGCTCCTGCTTTTAATTGATCAGTATTATAAATATCGCCGTAAGTTACATTCGGATTAAGGTCGGAAATAGGGTATTCACTAAACTCCTTAGCACCTCTGTCAAGTTCTTTTAATACGAATTCTTTTGTAAGGTTAGCTGTGTCTACCATTATGGTCTGTTTGGAAACAACTCAATACGTTCTAAAATACTTTCTTCTTCTGTTTGTGTAGAATCAGGTGTTCCATCAAACACACCTCTTTTATGGGTTTTGAATTTTTTATATGTTTCAACATCTTTATACCGCATGTCAAAATTTCTTGTAGAATAATTTAGGTAATCTTTCCAATTATCATTCCCTTCTTCATTTTTGGTAGGAATATAGTATTCACCTAAAGTTGATTGAACAATAGTATTATCTAGGTTGTATTGAGCTAGTGTTCGTTTAGGTAAAAACACAGGTATTCTATCATCATTTTTTCGTTGAACACCGTCAGTAAATTGCAATAAATTTTCTTTCAAAACTAAAGGATTTTGTGATGCTCCAAAACCTACTTGTTGTAGGAAAAAAGCTAAATCTTTATCAGATAAAGTTCTGCCAGTTTGACCTGCCGAAGCAGCCGCAGCATAAGCAAGGGATAACATTTGCGATCTTAATCGAACATTACTATACGCTAGACTTCCTAAATATTCCCTAGAGGAAAGATCAATACCTAGTTTGTTTTCTAATGCTTTAGTTGCTCTATTAATTTCATCATCAGTTCCACCTTTTAACGAAAGCCATAAATCTTGAGCAGCTAATCCACTATCGTCTCCTGTGGTTTGATTAAACGCATTTTCGTAGCCTTTATCAACAAATACTTGATCTATATTAGCATAAAGATCGTCAACGAATCTAAGCCCCGTAGCTATGGTTGTAGCAGGATTTAATGCTGGATTATCTATTGCTTTATCTAATTCTTTTATAACATTATTAACTGCATCAAATGTACTTAATAAAGCACTGTCTTGTTCTTTTTGTGTTTTACTAAATTCAAATAACGCTTCGTATTGCGGGTCTTTTAAGAAACTTAAATCCCTACTGTCTCCCCCCGTTTGATCTACATCTAACCAACTGCCTTTACCCACATCACTAGCATAAGCGAATCCGTCTTCGTTAGCTTTAGGGTTTTTAGGATCAAAAACTTTAAATCTTTGTTCTTTCGGTAAAAAGAAACCTCTTCGAGTATCTGCTACCCCAACTTTTATTTTTTCTGCGTCTATCATCGTTCTTGATTGCGCTGATTCAGGAGCTAATTGTTCTTTTATAAATTGTCTTTTGTCGTCGGCTAATTTTCTTTCCGCAGTCCTGTTGGCTATCTTTCTATTAATAGCTGTTTGTGCATACTGTGTTCCGCCTTCGTCACCAAATCCTGCGGCTGCTAATGCATCAATCCCCATAGGCAAGAGTTCTTGGAACAATGTAGGAGCTTCTCTTTCTGCTCCGTATATCCTATCGGCTTGTGCTGTGGCTCTGTCTATTCTAGCATCTCCTGTGGGTTGTCTTTGTTTTACGTCAGGTTTAGGTAAAATTCTATCACCTAATAAACTAAGAAGTCCAGGAGCAAAATATGCTGCAGGGTTAACACCTTTGCTTCTCGAACCCCCTCCGCCACCTGCTCGTGGAAAGTTTATTGGTGCGGGTCTAAGTTGTAGTTGGGGTATAACACCTTTTTCTCCGCCCGCATTAAACGTTGGAAATGGTAATCCGCCTAATCCTCCGCTTCTTTGTCTTCCGTTTGCCATATTTACCCCTATGCTACAGGCATATTAATGCCATAAGTTCCTGTAGTAGCTGTAGAACCATAATTAGGCATGCCTCCCATGCCGTAAAAACCACCAGGAAGACTGCCGATACCACCACCGAAAAATCCTCCGCCGCCCATACCACCACCCATACCACCGCCGCCAACAGCTCCCATTGTTTGGGTTGGATAAAAAGGTCGACCACTCGTTCCGTAATCCATTGGTGCACTACTGCCTGCGTAACCAAAACCACCTGCCATTGGTCCAAGAGCCCCTAAAATAGAACCAGTATTACTTAACGTAGTCATCGGTAAATTATAAGTACCTACAAAATCAGAATAATTTCTATCAAGTCCCGCTTGCGATCTTCCTCTACCTAACGAACCTATACCCATAGTACGGTTTATATCTCCTTCTTGAAGACCTGCAAATTGCGAACCTAAATTAGCTGTGCCTTGTCCGAAACTCTGAGCAATACCTGCCCCCTGCATTCCTGCTCTACCGACGTCACTTCCAATACCTGTAAATAAACCTGCTGCATTCGCATCTCTTTGTCTTCCGCTTTCGAATCCAGTCATAGCATTTTTTAAAGCGTCACTAAACCCCCCACTCCGTATACCTGCTACAGCTTCCGCGGCTCCTCTACCAGTTTTTCTAGCTAATTCTTCTTGTGTTAATCTACCTCTTGAACCGCCGAAGGCTCCAGAACTTACTGCTTGGTCTCTAAGTGCCATATCACCCTGAGATAATCCTCTACTTATATCTGATAATGTTTGTTGAACTACTTGTTCTTCGAAAGGGTTGTAATAACTAGACATAGACGATGGATCAAAATCTCCACGACTTGCGGCTGTTGCTGCTCCTGCGTCTCCAAAAGCGGCTAAACCTGCTCCTTGTATGTTTCTAAAATCATCCATACCTGTTCTATAGATATCTGAGGTTTCAGAAATAAATGGTCGATAACTACCTATAGCCGCATCAGACATATCCATCGCGTATTGTTCGCGAGGATCAAATTCAGCTATTCTATCGCCTGTATATGTAAATGGAGTTGCGTCAGGTGTTCCTATATTATCGAATTGGTTTTGCATAAAACCCTGTAAATAAGGGAATATACCTTGCGATAAAAAATCACCTATATAACCTGCAGGTGCTTGTGATGAAAATTCTCGTTCTGATCTATCTGCCATATCTTTGATTCCCTAATTCGTTAAAAGCTTCTAACATCGCAATTCCTTCAGAATGATTGCCGCCACCTGCTTGATCAACTGCTGCTTTAGATAACATAAACTCTCCATTACTAGCCATCACAGGTATTAAATCGTCTTTTGGACCACCTGGACCTTCCATCTCCCCTCCGTTAGGCATATAATTTGCCGCAAACATAGGTCTATCTAATACTCCATCTACCATTGTACCACCGTTTTTTAATCTTCTATAGGAGAAAGGATTCACAGTAGTTCCTGCGACTCTAAAATCTTGATTAGATATAGATCTCCCACTTCCACGTCCACTTCCTGGAACTATGTTTCCTCTGCCACTAACATTAGCTTTTTGATTTCTATTCGACATAAGTACAGAAACAAGATCAGGTATTTCGTTCATTACTATATCTTGCATTAATTGACGTCTAAGCATGTCGTCTAATTCTTTTTTAAAATCTGTAACGGTGGGTTTAGGATCAGGTATATTTAAGTCTGGTTCTATGTCATTATCAACAGACATAATTCCTTCAGGTCTTTGCGCTATTACTTCTTGTCTATAAATATCATCACCTTCTGCTAAATATAGCGGACCACCGTTTTGTAGACCAGGAACGATAGATTCTTCTTTATCGTCTTCTTCATCATCTTTAGTAAAATGTTCAAATAATAAAGAAATTAATCCTTTAGGCTCTTGTTCCTCCATAGAAGTTAATCCTCCTGAAAGTGTTCTTCCAAAATCTCCTAATGTTCCTGGAATCATACTTAAACCTGCCGCCCCTAAAAGTGCTTTATTTAAATCGCCCCCACCTTTTGCATATAAAGGACCACCGTACATCATTTCTTGGGGTTCTTGTTGTTCTTTAAACATCTCGTTTAAAAGTTTGTATTCGAAAGGAGTAATTTCTAAAGATTCTAATCCCACAGGTGTATAATTTAATCCTGAGTTTCCTGATTGAGTTGACGAAGAAACCCCACCACTAGAGCCTTTGGGTTCAGGAGCTACTAGGTTCCCAAGAATAGCACTTCCTCCCGCTATTAATGCAGCAGTTATCGGCATAACAATTCTCCTGCAGCTTTTATGTCGTAATTAAAATTATTTGTTTGGATGTTCATATTTTTTAATAAATCCCCTCTTTCTTTATTGTACGAGGTTCCGATTAAATATGTCCATATTTCTTCAAGAGAATTATCTAAATTTTCTAACCTTATCCTTAATCCTTTTATAAACTTCATTTGTTCATTTAATACATTCATCTCTTGAGTTAAGTCTTTACCGTAAATTTCTTTAGAAAATTCTATAGCTCTTTTTGTATCTGTTTCAATAACAACTACAGGAGCTTCAGGGAATTCTTTGTTTAAATTTAATAACATTAACGCAGTACAACTGTCTCCTTTATTGTCCCCAAGTTTGTTTTTGTATTCTTTTAGGGTAGAACAACCGTTGATGCCTTCGTGAAAGCAGAATTTATTTTCGTATGTTAAGAAATTAGCCAACCAAGCTGTACGGCTTCTAGGTAATCCCACTACAAAAAAATTACTCATTCCCCTTCCTTATTTTATTCATTATTAGCGGATAAAGCCGTTCCCGAAGGCTGCAGTAAAGAACTGATAAAATGATTATACTTCAAGATCATTGACTGTGTATATATTAATTGTTTTTTCTTTCCCCTTAACTTTTATAGGTTTTAATGGTCTAAGTTCTATTTGAGTTTGTGATGCTGTGTTTTCCGTAATCACTATATCTTCTCCTACTTCCTTACAACTACTCTCCATTCTAGCCGCAGTGTTTACAGCGTCGCCAATAGCGGTGTAATCGAAACGAGTGTCACTGCCCATGTTGCCAATAACAGCGTCACCTGTATTTAATCCAACTCCGATTTCTATTCCAATATTTTCTTCTTTTATAAGTTGTTGTATCTCTATAGCAGCAAGAACTGCTTTATGTGCATGGTTTTCTAAATCTAACGGTGCGTTAAAGATAGCCATCATTGCATCGCCTATATATTTATCCACCATGCCCCCATGTTTTTGTACAACTTTTTGTTGAATAGTCAATGCTTTATTCATAATTATAGTAACTTCTTCTGGAGGCATACTTTCGCTCATAGCTGTAAATCCCCTTACATCTGTGAACAGAAAGGTACAGTACCTTTTTTCACCTCCTAATTTTAATAACTCAGGATTGTTTTGTAGTTGTTTTACTTGGCGAGGATCTAAATAATGTTCAAATTGTTTTTTAATCTGTTGACGTAATTTAAATTGTGTCCGATAGTTTATATAAAAAGCTGTTGTCCCTGTTAAGATTCCAGCTATTAATGTCCATGTTACGTCTATTAATAACCCGTTTTTTATTAAATAAAGCCCAGAAAACGCAGTTAAGAAAGAAATAAGGGTAGCTAATACTATTCCAGAGGTTATTCCGAATACGTTTAAAACTAACCAGATTAAGCTTATAACTACAGAAAAGATAAGAAGCTCTACAGCTAAAGCATAATCAGGTACGTATGGACTATTTTCTATAAGAATACTTTCGGCTAATGCGGTTTGTATTTTATGAGGCTCAAGATAGCCAACAGGGGTACTTAACTGGGGCATAATTCCTTTAGCAGTAAACCCCACAAAAACAAACTTATTTTCTACGTTCATTTCTTGTAACGTGGTCTGTGGGGTATCTACCCAACTTACCCATTTTCTACCGTAAGAATCTACAGGAACAGAAGGTAAACCTTTTACTCTTATTTCTTCTAAACCATTTTCGTTTGTTTTAATAACATAGGTATCTGCTCCAGCTAATATTTTTAAAACTTCTGTTCCAAAAGCTGGCACGAATCCATCAGGAGTTCTTAATAACAAAGGTAATCTACGAACTAAAGAATCAACTTCAGGTCTAGCTACTGCAATTCCTTGAGACGCATTTTGTTTTAAGACGTCTATGTTTTGTACCACTCCTTGAGCTTCTATCCCCCCGATATTTTCTCCTAAAATTACTGTCCCTGTGGTCGGTGGGTAATTATCTGTATCGTTTTCATACATAGCTAACACACTAGGAGCAAAACCTAGCGCTTCCATAAATTCGAAATCTCCTCCGAATCTATCGGGTTGTGGAAAAGCAACAACCCACCCGACACCTATCGCACCTTTCCGTAATAAGTTAATTTGTATTTGTGCTAAGGTCTGTCTGGATAAAGGATATCCCCCCTCGTTTGTTATGTCTTCTTCTGTAATATTTAAAATTGTAAAATAACCAGAAGGTTGTTGTTTAGGAAGAAAAGCATCAAATGTTTTTAGTTTTAATACTTCTAACGGAGTTGTTTGAAACGCTAACGGAAAAAGTAAAACTATAAATAAAATTGTAAAAACTATTTTCTTCATCAGTTTCCTTGTTTTATGTTTATAGTATTTGAAGAACCACCGTTAACTTTTATTATATTTTCTACACCATTTTGTAACAAAACTAAGGTATAAGAACTTGATCCGTCAAGGTCTATTCGTACTGTTTCTCCTACGCTTCGTCTAAAACTAATAAGTTGTCCTGTAATAATTGTTGTTATTTGGCTTACTTTGTCCTGACCTATTTGTGTACCTGTTATTTTTATTCCAGTCGCAATTTGATTTAATTGATCTTCTTCAGCTCCTACGGCTAAAGCATCAAGTATATTAAGTAAGTCTTCAAGAAAGTTTACGTCAAGATAATTTATATCTAGTTCTGTAAATGTTAAATCAGCTTCGTTATCTAAAAAATCTTCTGCTAAAAAATCTACATCTAAATCATTAAAATCTAAATAATCTGCTGTAGTACCTGTTTGTGATTCTTCTTCTATATTATCTTTTTCATTAGGAGAGTTTACTATTAACATGTTATCTATAAACTCTAAACTTATATCTAACGTCACAGGTTTAGAAGGGGCTTGATTATAGGTCATAGCTGTTGTAGCTTGATACGGTTGGTTTAATACAACTTGCCCCATAGCTGTGGCGACAACTATCTCCCCACTAGATTCTCCGTACTCGTCGGGCAATAAAATAACTAAAGAAGCGCCTGTTTCTGGAGTTGTTGTAATTGTAAAATCTGTGCCTCTAACAAACACATCAGCACTAGGAGTACTGATTTTTATATTCTTTTTATTATTAAATTTACCTGTTACGAATCTTGCTGTTCCACTAGCAAACCTAAGAGCCATCTCAGATTTTTTAGGATTAGGATCATAAATATATGTATCTATAACTAACCTACTATGATCCATAACGCGAACAATCGTATCGTCAGCAAACGTAATCGCGACTCGACCAGTTTCTGTTTTGACATTATCCATTTGCTGGATAGGAAACGATAGTTCTGCGCCATACGGCTTGTCTCGTACAACCTGAGCATTACCTTTTAGCTCACTGATACTTCCTATATCAACAGCTTGTGCCTGTGCCTTGGTCGTTTTGAATGACGCAGACAGTAGAAGTGCTAGTACCAGAACTAAGTATTTTGAGCCAGTCATTATCTAATGTTGATGATTGTGTGATGTTAAATGTTCTATTAGCCCCGTCGTGGTCTAGGTAAAAGTAATTACCCGCATAACCAGTGGCTGTATGTGTTAAAGCATTATCTGATCCGTCTATGTTGACATAGTTTGTAGCAGCATCCACATTGATCGAAGATGTGATTGTGTTACTAGAACCATTGATAATCCAATCCAAGTCTAATGTACTGGCTAAGGCAGAAGTGGCTTGATTTAAAGTAAATGTATTACTGTTTCCAGTCACGTCTACATTAACATTTGATGAATCTGCTCCGTAAGTTGCTGTTTTATCGGTGTTCATATTAAAAGTATTACTGTTGCCATCAAACTCAAAAAACCCTGTATATGAATCTGAAACAATATCACCCAAAAACTTGTTTGTATCGCCAATCTGATTTATATCTAAATTAAGTGCTGTCCCTACTAAATTTAAATCAGTCATAGAACCTGCTGCTGCAGTGGCTCCTCCGATAATATTACCAGAACCTAACTGTTCTAAATCTATATTAGAATTAGATGCTCCTGAACTTTGATCAATGAATATTTCGTTATCTGCTCCGTAAATAGGTGCACAAAATATAAGTATAAATAGATATTTTTTCATTGTATTAACCTCCAATAATTTTTATCTAAACCCTCTTTAATTGTTTCTAACACAGCTGTTTCGATAGCTATTTGTAAAGCTACGCTCATCGGCTCGTTCCTAACATTTCCTCCTTCTATCTCTATAAGCTCTGTTCCCTGACTTATAAATCTAAAAACATCACTATCTAAAGAAGCTGATAAAACAGTTTTAGTAACCAACACTTCAGTAAGGACTCTGCCCGTACTTACTGAGACCGTTCGTAAACTAATAGTAATTATATCTTCTCTATATTGTTTAGAAAAACCTATTCCTAAATTTCTAGCCCCTGCTCCTCCAGAACTTATATTTGCTTGATACGATAACACTCCACCTGTCATAATCATATCGCCAAATTTGAGGGGTAAGAGTTTTTGTTTTTCGTCAAACGTTTCTCGAGTTGAACGAATTAGTTGTCTTTCTTTACTAACTGATTCAAGAGCGACTCGTTCGACTACTTCAAAAAACCCAGAGTGTTTAAGTGCTCGTATAAGGTATGCATGCGGTGCTTGTGTAATTGCTGTAGCAAAAGTTGCATATTTAGCATTCGATCTACGTTGTCCTGTTTGATCTTTAAAATCATTAGCATATACGGAAATAACTGGTTTCCTAGAAGGCTCTTCGACATCCGCTAAAGCAGTGTATAGTTTCTCAATCGAAGCAGGTTGTATATGCTTGATTGGTGGTAAATTATTTTCTAGCGGATCAATCATCAAAGCACAACTAGAAAGTAAAACCACCAATAGGTACGATAACTTCTGTTGTATTGCCGTCTTCATCAGTGATTGTAACTCTAACCTCCTCTTCCGTAATCTCATAATCTATCGTGTTTCCATCAAGTTCCATAGATCCACTTTTGTTTGTATCTTCTCCAAACAATGCAGCCTCTACTTGCCTAGCAATGTTTGCATAAATTCGTGAAGTAAGGTTGCGCATAAACCTAGCTTCCACTGTGTTATTTTCTTCTCTTTCTATTTCGTCTTTAAGAGCCTGTATTTCTTCTTCTATAGCTTGTTTGCGATTAGCTTCTTGGTTTTCTATAGTTAAATAATGACTAGAAGTTCCTTCTCCGTTAAAAGAAGGACTTTTAAACTGATGTACCATTTCATCAGCCTGTACTTGTTGTAGAACTACTACAAGTAATACTATAGATAAACCTATTATTGCAAAAAGATTATCATGTTTGTTCATCAATCTTTACGTTGGTCGTCTCTATCCGCTTTAGCGATTTTATCTATATCTATAAGATTAGGAACTCCTAGGATTGTTTTGATCATAGTATCTTGCCTAATAATTTCATTATCAAGAGATCTTATTCTATCTATCAAAGCTACTAAAATACCATGTTGTGAATCTAGTTTGCCCCCTAGCCTTTCTTCCATTGCTGCTATTTGTACTGCAACTTTTTCGTCTAGTACATCTAACTTTGTTTCCATACCATCAATAATTCTATTGATAAGTTTCCATATAAAGAAACCTAAACCTAGTGCTGCTGCAATAGGAAAACCAACTTCGTTTATAAATGTTACTGCTTGATCCATTAGTCTTGTTTCTGAGACGCTCCAAAATAAAAACTTATAATCGCAGAAGCTAAACCACCAAGGTAGCCTAGAACAAGGTTTATCAATGCCTCTGAGTTTTGCTCAGGAGGCTGGATGGTGACTAAAAATATGTAGCCCATAAAACCGCCCACAACAACTATACCCATGATTCTGGCTGTCCAATCTTTAGAAAATTTACCTCTTGCATCTTGTATATCTGCTGTTTCTAACTTAAAAACATCTACTTTAAGCTCTTTCATTTGAATTTCAAATGCTTGTTCTGCTTTTTTAAGTTCGAGAAGTTGTTCGGGAGTGGCTTCTTGTATTGCTTTATCTATCGCTTTAGGAGTATTAGGAACACCCAATACTTCTGAAATCATTTTAGCCGCCATACCGCCCATTGGACCACCTAGTGCAGTACCTAGGGTAGGAGCTACCGCTCCGACCACACTTTTTAATATTCCACCTATTTTCATAACAACTCCTGAGGATTAAATTTACCTAATTCAATTAATTTATTTCTATTAACTAAATGTTCTTCTTCTACGTCGTTTTTAGATTGTCCAAAATAAGCAACAGCTAAATGACTTTCTATCATCTTTTTATTTATATTAACTCCGTCAACCACAACGTTTCCTAAAACTCTTCCATACTTACCTTTTGAATCTTTTACTTCAGTTTGTATAACAACTTTAGTACCTTTTTCAATAGCAGCTTTTAAGAAAGCCCCAGCCATTTTTCCTCTAGCCTTTTCATCCAGGTCACGAGTACGTGACTCGGGAGTATCAATCCCATATAACCTAACACGAGACTTATACATAATATCAAACCCAAGATCCAACACAACGTCGATAGTATCTCCATCAACCACTCTTTCAACTGTGCAACTATATTCATACATATTAACATTTCCATCTCTTTCTTGCTTGTCTCAACCTAGAATTAGGATTTTTGGCGGCTTTAGGGAACTTCTTCATTTGTCCCGCTGACCTTGCACAATAAGATTTTCTTCTTTTTGCGGCTTTACTACCTTTTTTAACTTTACCTGTAACAGCTGTTTTAAGTTTAGATCCAGGATTTTTCTTCCTATAGGCTTTTACACCCTTAGCCGTCATTCCCGCGCCAGATTTAGTCTTACGGTAATTAGCACCTTTTCCTTTCGTAGTGCGTCGTATAGACTTTTCTTTGCGCTTAGTAGCCATTATTTCTTTTTAGGTTTTTTAGCTGTTTTAGCTGAACGTTTAAAAGCAGCAGCAGTCGGAGCACCTTTAGCTCCTTTTTTACGTGGCTTCCTGCCTTCTGCTTTCTTTTTATTTATATAGTAATAAAGACCTTTTTTAGCTGTTCTGCCGTCTTTAGTTTTATGTGTTTTTTTACTTGGCATTATTTTTTTCCTTTTACTTTTAATTTAGCTTTTTTACTTAAATCTTTAAAATGATATAATCTCTCACTTGTTTTGCCATGAGATTTCCCTGAATGTAAAGTTCCGTTAGGCATTTTATGAGTACCCCCTTTATAGGGTCTCCCGTCTCTTTTGTAATGCGTTACACCCTTCATTTACACTCCTTTTAACATTTTTATTTTTAATCTTTTTGCTCTATCCCCTACTTGGGTCGCCCATTTAGAGTCCATCATTTCTTCTGAAGCTTTTTCCCAATCTGAATCTTGAACAGCTTTTAAGAATTTAACAAACTTACTTAATCTAGGTAATCCTAAATTAAATGCCATATTAGCCAACACACGTTGTCTGGTATCGTTTAGATCCTGCCACCATTCCATATTTCTATTTAATTCATTACAAATTATTTCAATATCATTACTAAGACATTCTTTAATTCTTTCTTCTGAAACAGGAGTACCAACAGGCTTTCCATATTCTTCATCTTTTTCTAAAATTAAATGACCTACTCCGAATGTGGGGTAGCCAAGGTGGTCTAGATATATTTCGTATTTATATCCTTCGTCTTTGATTAATTCTTCTATTAATTTATCTTTATTCATCACAATGATATTGTTGTCGCTCCGTTTGTTGAAACCGTAATTTCTCCAAGAAAAGCAACGCCTTCTACCCCTTGTTCGGTTCCTGTATAGATATCTACCCATTTAAGACCGTTCCATAATTGTAATTGTTCTGTTTCTATATTCCAAATTAAATCCCCGTCTTCGAATTTATTTTCATTACGTTGTGTTTCATTAAACGTAGGTGTTGCACCTATATCGACTTTGTTTAAACTAAGTTCTAAAACTCTAACGAGTCTATTAAATGTTTCTGGGGATATTTCCCCTATAGCTATAGGAAGTTTTGTTTCTAATATTTTAGCCATTAACGTCTGCCGTTAGGTTGTACATCCATTCTTGTAGCACCTATTCTAAAACCTACTCCTAACCTTGCTCCTTCGCTATTATCGTCATCTGATTCGATTCTTAGCACTGCTTGGCGAGCTCTAATTCTAGTATCAATTTTAGAAGTACTACTGGTGCAGGCGCTTGTTGTAGATGTTGATAAACTTTCTGCAGGAAAATTTCTAGTTTTAACTACCATGTTAATGGTTTGACCTGTGCCTCCACTTCCTGTGAATTTTATATCAGGAATAATTCTTTTTATCGATTGAAACTCTTCTCCTTCCCCTAAATCAAAATCACTAGATTCTATAAACACATTGTCCATAGGAGAACCATCATCGTCATTACCTGTTTCATGGTTATATAAATACCCCACATCATTCGTGCTATACGTAGCCATTGGGGTGTTAAATATTCCCTCATCTAACCAAGAGCTTCTGGTTAAATCTCCTATAGTCCAAACTCCGTCTTCATAATTAAAAACTACATATTTATCTATAACCGAAGAACTTGAGGAACAATAAAACCATCCTACTTCGTCGAATTCTTTATTTACAAAGGCAAATGATTGAAAAGCTTGTCCTTCATTAAAATCACTAAAAACATAATCCTGAACAGTACAGGGAATATCTTGAACAGAACCTGAATACGTATAAAATCCTTTTTTATCCATCCAATAAACACCTTTAGGAGTATTAACTGCTCCATTAGGGGATATTAACCCAACCCCTTCATTTACTAAATTTACACCAAATGTAAAAGGTTGACCCACAAAAGTCATTGAATACAATGCAGTATCTGTCCAAATTAAAGTTTCTTGTCTAGCTCGAAGTGCTCCAATAATTTGAGATCCTGCGGACAATCTAAAAGAACCTGCGGTATTGGTTGGTAAAGGCTCCCATTCAGAAACGTTTTCTTGGTCGCTCCAAGCTATAAATAAAGGATCTACTGCCCCTGATCGCGAGCTTCCTGATATTGGATCAGCGCCAAAACAAACAACGTGTCTATCCACGTCACTGACTAAAACTTGTAATGCTACCGTAGGTGTTAGATTTGCTCCTGATAAACTTGTTAAAGGTATTGCTCTAGTGGTTCCTAATGTAGCTGTACTTATGTCGTAATAAAAAACCCCACCTGCTCGTACATTCATAACTAGGTCTTCTCCAAAATTATCATGAGACCATAGACGTAATTGATTAGAAGCTGTAATCGCTGTTGCTGAGCCCCAAGTTCCTGCTCCCCAAGTTCCTGCTCCCCACCCTGTAGACTCCACATAAGTATCTAGTCCTACGTTAATTTGGTATGCCCCTACGACAGAACTTCCGCCGTTACCACTATCGCTACCGTTAGCTGTTACTGTTGCGCCAGAAGTATCTTTAGCTGTAATCGTATAAGTACTAACACCTGTAACTAAAAGTATTTGATATTCTTGATTTAAAACTGTCGCGGTTACAGTCCCACCTAAACTAGCAGCGCCACTAAACGTAACAAAATCATCAGTTACTGCGCCGTGGTTTGTGTCTGTAATTGTAATAGTTGAACTGCCGTTAGTTGCTGCAAATGTAACATCGCCTGCAGACGTGGTTTCTCGAAGAGGAGTAATATCATAAAAGTTATCTCCTTCTTTTATGTAATACTTCCATGTAGCACCTAAACCTAAATATCTTGTTAAAGATAAATCTACCCAAGCATGAAGAGCTCTAACTGTGGATTGATATGTACTTAAAGTAGCTTTTGCCCATCCACCTATTTTTTCAGGAAGACCTTTGCGAAATCGAACAAGGTTTGAATTAAACCAACCACCCTCGTTAGAATAGTCAGTTCCTTCTTTGTTAACTCCTGGTCGAAAAATGTATTTTTGTAAGGGCATTAGTCATTTTAAAATAATTGATCAGCTAAGATAGCTCCCGTACTTAATAAAAGTGTAACTAAGGTAGCTATTACAAATAACTCAAGACGTTTTATTCGATGAATAGTTTCGAGCCAACGTTCTGTACAAACTGCTTCGTGTCTTTCTATATGTGCGGCTACTTCCATTACGGTTCTTTTAGGCATTATTTATCTTTAGCTTTGCCTATATTTAAAGCTAAAAAATCTATTAGTTTATAGAGTTTTGTTAACCATTTATCTCCTTGAGGAGTTGGTGTAACCGCAGCTACAAGTGAAGCTATGGCTACAATAGCTGTAATCCACATAAATATATTAATCCACATCATCAACGTTATCTCCTTTTCCATTTAAAACAGGTTCTTCTATCACTTCTAAGGTACTTTGATAACCAACTAAAGCTGTAACTCTAATATCTAATTGATATTGTAGTTGAGCCATTTGCTCTCTAAGATTTTGTATCTCTTGTTGCAAAGTTTCGGTATAAGCGATTCTTTGTTGTAATTGTGGGTCTACAGGTTGTTCTGTAGTTTCAGTTGTTACTTCTTCAGTCATTATGAATTAGCTGCTATATAAGCTTTACCAGTTGTAACTCCGCCACTACAAGTAGTTTTTTTACTTGAAGATGAACCTACTACGTTAGGTGTATCATCATCTGAATCAACAGGTTCGTAAAGCAAGATAGTTTCTAAATGATCAACATTACGCTGTACTACTTCATTTATCTCGGCTTGTGTCCAAGTTGTATCAGCTTCTGCTGAACCACCAACATACGTTGATTTTTTACCATTCGTATTGATGTCGTTGATAAGCGTTACGCTATCTGTTGCTGCTGTTAGCACTTCTGCTACTGTTTGAGCCATATTTATTCTCCGTTTAATTTACTTTCTAATTCTTCGACTTTTGCCGAAAGTTCTTGTACTGCTTTGATAAGTGGATGCACAAACATTTCTTGTGAGATGCCCTGTATACTTGATTTATCTTCTATACTCCAACCACCAAAGTTGGTTATGTTATGTTTATCTAAAGCTTCTTTAACTTCTTGTGCTATAAGACCATACATTTTTTCTTTGTATTCAGGTTCTGACTTTTCTTCATTATAGTCAGGCAAAGTGTTATCTATATCTGCTTTAGCTTTCCAAGTAAAAGTTACAGGTTTTAAATCATTTATAAATGCTAAACCACAATCATTATTAGGTGTTATGTTCTCTTTGTACCTTTCGTCAGATACTCTTGTCCAAGAAGCATTAGAACCAAATGAATTATAAACTCTATCACTTCCAGTAGAAGAACCAAAAGTTAAATGGCTATCTCCAAAACCTAAAGTGTTATATCCTAAAACAATTTGATAATTACCTCCAACAGCAGAAGTTGCTGAACCATGACCTAAACAAGTATTACCAGTTCCTGTTGTTATAGCAGCGCCTGCAGCTTTTCCGACTGCTGTGTTACTAGCTCCTGTAGTGTTGCCTTGTAAAGCACCTTGTCCGAGACCTGTATTGTTAGAACCCGTAGTCGTGCCATATAAAGTATTGTGACCAAGACTGGTGTTTTGAGCTCCTGTTGTATTAGAGAAAGAAGCTGAAAAACCAACTGCTGTATTGTTTGATGCTGTTGTATTTGAGTACAAAGAACTAAGCCCAACTGCTGTATTTGAACTACCTGTAGTGGTTCCTGACATAGAACCTTGACCAACTGCTGTGTTTTCTAAACCTGTAGTATTAGCATCTAAAGTAAGAGAACCAACTGCTACGTTATTTGCACCTGTAGTGTTTGCTGTTAAAGAGTTATAGCCAACTGCTACATTGTTAGATGCTGTGGTGTTTGCGGCTAAAGCACCACTACCTACAGCAGAATTAGCAGCACCCGTTGTATTTGCTACTAAAGCATTATTGCCTATTCCTGTATTTGCATTTGCAGTCGTGTTAGCCCCTAATGCCGCATTACCAAGAGCCGTGTTTGCCGCACCTGTTGTGTTAGCGTCTAAGGACACTGCACCAACTGCGGTGTTAGTACCACCTGTAGTGTTTGCTTGTAAGGCTGCTCTACCGATTGCGGTATTTGAAGCACCAGTTGTGTTTGCTAGTAAAGCTTGTGAACCCACAGACGTATTATCTGCTGCTGTCGTATTTGCTAGTAAAGACTGAAAACCAACGGCTACGTTGTTAGCTGCTGTGGTGTTATCAGATAAAGCACCTAAACCTACGGCTGTGTTGTTACTTCCTGTGGTATTTGCATCTCCATTTTGTGAACCTATAAAAACATTTGCAGTTCCTGTAGTTGTAGAAAGTCCTGCTTGAAAACCTACTGCGGTGTTAGAAGCATTTGAATTACCAGATACGTTAGAAACTTTTAAAGCTTCGTAACCTACGGCGGTTGACCTATGTGCTGTTACATTTCCATTTAAAGCTGCTGCACCTACTGCTACGTTGTTATTTCCTGTAGTGTTTAAATATAAAGCAGCAGAACCAAAAGCAGTATTATCATTAGCTGTAGTATTATTTTCAAGAGTAGAATCACCCATTGCAACATTACGAGTTCCTGTTGTAAGGTCTTTTAAAGAACTAAAACCTACAGCAGTGTTATAGTCTCCAGTAGTCAAAGCTGCAAAAACATCTACACCTAATCCAACATTATAGTTAGCAGCATCTATAGTTCCTGTAGCATCATCACCAAACATAATTGATGAAGTACCAAAAGCTTTATACTTTAGTGCCGATCCATTAATAGTAAGTGCGTCTGTTTCTGTAGTTCCATCTACGTCTATAGAACCAGCTAAATCTATGTCACCACTAAAGGTAGCTGTTTGTGCAAAAGTAGTGCCACCACCATCTGCTATAGTTATTGCATCGTCACCATCTGTAAATTCTATTAATGGTGTTTGTATTGATGCTGTTGTTTCTATTACCTTACTTGTTTCTAAATTTAAAGATGCTAAAGCATCAGTTACCTTTGCTCCACTACCTGCACCATCTAAGTAAACCATCTTAGTTGCACCCGTTGGTATAGTTACAGTTGCTCCACTGCCTTGTTTTATAATAATAGACTGTGAGCCACTTGTTCCATTCTCAATAATATGTAC